AGAAGAACTACCATTAAAAACGCTAAGAGCAGATAGTTTAGACACAATATCATCTCTAATCGCCGCTTGACTTGTGAGATTTTTTGTAAGAGTAATTGTTTCGTTGATTGCACCTTGTACTCCACTTACGGCTGGTGCCGTTATTGTCATTGAGATAGCAGGGCTAAGTGCTGCTGTAATTCCATATACGCCTATACCTGTCACTATAGAGCTAGGTGTTATATTAGTTGTTGTTCCACTTCCTGATACTGCAAAAGTAGAAGTACTAAATGCACGAGGACCAGGAACGTCAGACGTAAGAGTAAGAACATTAGAAGATGCAGTAGCTGTAAAGTCTGCTAAAGCATTGTTACTATTAATATAATCACGTATTGCAGCTACAAATTGTGTCATAGTAATTGTAGCACCATCTGCATAGTCAGTACCAAGAATAGCACTAGCAGGAAAACTAACATTACCAATACTAGCATCACCATTAATAATCGCACTAGCACCACCGTCAAGATGTGTAGTTTTATTACGATCATAAATAAATGTAGTTGATGAAGGATAAGTTAGTGTGCTTACTGCATTAACAGTGTTTGGCCCTGTATCACCTGTAACTGTAAGGTCTACAACTTCAAGTACATCTGTAGTAAAGTCGCTAAATGCACTCACTGCTACTGTTTTAACAGCTTTAGTTCCTATTGTTTTCTTAGGCGTTTTACCATTAATAGTAACTGCTTGAGTTTCTCGTTTACCACGATTAGTATACCCTGCATTACCGCTATCACCTGTTGCGGCAATAGTAGCAGTTGGTATCCCACCACCCTTAATTGGACCCACATCGCCAGCTGCAACTGCATCAAGGTCTCTAATAGTCCAAGTATTATCTCTATAATTCCAAATAAGAGCTTCATCACATTCGCCCCCAGTAGAGTTTAGTGTAGGATAACAAACCCAAATTTCTGTTTCCTGATGATTTTGTAACACAAATAACTGACGTTCATGAATAGGATTAAGATTACTATAAAAGTATTCTGTTACCCTGTTATCAGAAAGAGATTGAATATTTCCTGGGTTTCCAGCAAACGTATAAATGTCGTTAGCGCCAACTACAAAGTGTTTACCATCATATTCAACAACGGCTCCTGTAGTAAGACAACCATATTCATCTGTATTAGGAGCAAAAGAAACAGGTGCTGCAGTATTGCCAGTAAGACGCATAACGTGAATACTGTCTGTACTGTAGATGTACATATTACCTTGCAATGATTTCATTTCTTGAATAACGTTTGTTTCAGACAGAGTAAATTCATCTGCTGTACTAACGCCAGATGCAAAAGGATTCCAGTTATTTGGAACTGATCCCGGAACTGCAACATCTGATGTACGCACTACACCTGAAAGTCTACGAATAATCTTAGCAGGATTAGTTGAATCAACTTCAGTAAGATCACCTGCAACTAACAAGTCACCAAAAGATTGTACAATACCAGCCCTACAAGAAACAGGATTTCTAGACTCAATTGTTACTGTTAATGTATCACCAACAGTAAGCCCACCTACAACAATTACTGTTGTGTTAGTAGCTGTATCTGTATAAATCTCATATTGATTACCTGTAACTATAGGTATAGGTGAAGGTAATGCTCCAGGAACAAAGTTAATACTGTTAGGTGTACCTGTACCTGCAGGATTACCTACTTTTACTGTTTTAGTATTTGTTCCTGTAACAAGAATTTGATTAACTGAAAAATCAACTATTTGACCAAGATCAAATACAGTGCTTGCTCCAGCAGAATAAATATCGTTGTGAACAGTTTGTTCTACGTTATAGCTATCCCAACCGGGAAGTTCTGCAAGAACAAGATTATTTATATCTGCATTACCTGCTGTATCAAGAATGTAATGTGGCTTATCAATTCCATTATTAATAATAAAAGTAAAACCACCACTAAACAGAGTATGTTGCCAACCATAAGTTGTAAACGCAAATCCATCAGCCATACTAGCTGGTGTAATGTCTCGCTTAACTCCAGTATGATCTTGTATATAAACTTTTTGTCCAACAATAATATTGTTACGTACGTAGTCTACTACCCAAATATAATAACAACCCTGTGGTGCTAAGTTAGGATTTTCCCATACAGCAAAATATCTTGTTTGTCCAAACGTTTCACCTGATGTAATAATATCGCTTGTAATATTATTAAGTAATAGCTCTCCAGTAATTTTTCGTACTGCACCATCTTTAAACCTAACATTCCTAACATCTGTAAATACGTTAGCACTTAACGCAATGGGAGGGGTGTCAATAAAAACCCCTGCCGAAGCAATGTCGGTAACAGAAATTACTTCTTCTGCCATTTTACCCCTCCGTTATATAATTATTACGAACACTCTTTTTGGCCAGTTCGCGGGTCGATGAAGCAAGCTTCAGCCGTTCCCGTTTCTTTAACCACTTCCTGAGTTTCGCTAGGTAGCGTCTTTTCTTCTTCCAAGGTTTCGTTGAGGATACCGAATCTTTTGCCACTAAGTCTAAACGTAGTGCATCCCTTCGCCCCGCCTTTCCAGGCATCAACATAGACTTGTTTGAACTCATCATAACTAACGTCATCTCCTACATTACAAGTTTTAGAACAAGCAGAATCAACGTATTTTTGTGCTAGAAGAAGAACTTCAAGATGATCGTTAACGCTAATATCGTTAGCACCTTTACCTTTAACACCGTGAGAATAAGCATAATCCATTACTCGTTCAACTTTTGGTCCATCAAATGTTTGAATAGTTCGATCATAGTAATGACTAAAGACTGGTTCAATACCACCTGATACATTGTCTGCACACAAGCTAATAGTGCCTGTAGGTGCAATAGATGTTAAGTGACTATTACGAATACCGTTTTCTTTAATCAACTCAATAACGTCCTCACTGAGTGTATTAATAAATTTACTTTCTAGGTATTGTTCAGTATAGAGTGGAAATGCTCCTTTTTCTTTAGCCAATCCTGCTGAAGTACGGTAGGTCTCGTCTCGGAGCGTCTTGAACACGGCACCCATCCAATCAAGGAAAGCACTTGAGCCGTAGGGATATCCAAGGAGTTCTCCTGCGTTAGCAAGTCCTGTAACTCCAAGCCCCATGCGTCTTTTATTTCTTGCTTCATCTTCTTGTTCCTTAAGTGGGTAGATAGTGCGATCAACAACATTATCCATAGCGCGAACTATTTCTTTAATATCAGCTGACATTTGTAAATAATCAAAGGTATTTTGTGAATACTCTTCAATCTTTACATACTTAGTTAAGTTAAATGAACCAAGTAGACAAGCACCAAAAGGAGGTAGTGGTTGTTCACCACAAGGATTAGTTGCTTCAATGTTTTCGCAATACCAAAGGTTATTCATTTCTGCAATACGATCAATAAACAAAACGCCTGGCTCTGCCCAATCCCAAGTTGACTCCATAATCTCATCCCAGAGATGACTTGCATCAATTGTATCGTATACTTTACCTTCAAATACTAAATCAAAACCTTCACCTGATTCTAAGCATTCCATAAAACGATCTGTAAGACCGACAGAAATATTAAAGCCTGTGAGCTTGTCGTTGTTACGCTTAGCACGAATAAAGTCATAGATGTCTGGGTGATCTACCCTTAGTACGCCCATCTGTGCGCCTCTGCGGTGACCACTACTAGCTATTGTTTGGCAGATAGAGTCATAGATACCCATAAAAGATACTGGGCCACTTGACTGTGACTCAAGTGATACAATCATATCGCCACGAGGACGAATACGACTAAAGTCATAACCAATACCACCACCACGGCGCATAGTTTCTGCGGCCTGTGTAGCGCGTAGCATAATGCTATCCATTGAGTCTTCAATTATACCACTAACAAAACAATTATAAGCAGTAGTAATCCGAGGACTACCCATAGCATTTTGTACTCGTCCTGCTGGTAGGAACCTCATTGTTCCTAAAATATCTTCTAGTTTATATTGATGTTCAATTCCATCACAGAGTGCTTTTGATATACGCTTAATCTTTCCATCAAATGTCTCATCTTGTAATCTGTATTTCATTTTATCAATTTCTTCTGAAATAGGCATTGATGGGCCTTTGTACTCTGTGTTTCTCATTGTTAACCTCTATAATATATAATGACGATTTTCCCCTTATAGGGCGTTTTATATACTACGCATACGGTTAACTAACCGATCTGCTCTTGAGGTTACTTGCTTATACCAACGGCTATCAATCATTTCATCAGCAGCGCCTTGCCAATTAGCTAAGTTAATGTTTTTAATAAAGTTTTTAAACTTACTAAGCCTTGGCCTTCCCATATTAAACATCATATTAGCAATAATCAATTGGACTTCTTCGGGCAATGTTTCAAAATCGGGGAAGAGTACGTTACATTCTTTGAGCATAATGTCGGTGTCGCTAGCAAAACATTCGTTGACTCTATCTTCTGAGACAGGTGTTCCATTCGGTTTTCCATGCTCTGGATCAGACTCCAAAATAAGATGGCCAATACCAAAAGTAGGCAGACCAAGGTGGTCGAGATAAATCTCGTACTTAACTCCTTCATCTACTTTTAATTCCTCTCTAAGTTTATTTATATTCATGCTCTTGCCTTCTTTATTTTCTTTTTAGCCGCTTTAGTATTAGCAACAAATTGTTTACCTTGAGCAGTACCTTCTCGTTTTTTCTTAGTAGTAGCAGCGTGTTCTGCTGGTGTAAGAGACTTAACTGCTTTTGCTGGCATGTAACGCTCACCTGTAGCAAGTGGACCTTGCATAGATGGGTTACCGCTTTTAGTTCGCCACTTTTGATCTGTCCACTTCTTTAAAGACTTCTGTTGCTTCTTCATGACGTATAACCGCCACCTTTAGCCTTGTATTCTTTAGCTACCATTTGCATTTTACGGGCGCTTACCTGTCCGGGCTTACCGCCTTTGCTACCTGCAAGAATTCGATTATAAATACTTTTACGCAATCCTGGCTTTGTATAATTACCTGCGCTATTAACTGTGCTTTTCTTTTTGGTTGGAACTACTTTGCTCATTTAGTTAACCCCTTTTGCTTTTCATAAGTACGCAAACCACCAATCCCTAGCATACCTCCAAGTACAGTCATAAGACTTGTCATGTCAAACTCTGGGAGTGCTGGTATTTCTAGTCCATAAGCTGTAACTGCAAACAAAATAATTGGTTGTAAAACAAAGTGATATGCAAAAGCTACACCGCATACCCAACCTATAAAAGGTCTCCAACCACCTTTAAATATACTGCCGCTAGCCGCTTCAGCTTTATTTACTTCTATCTGAGCAAGTGCTAGTTGTTGAGCATGTTTTTCACCCATAGTAGCAAGCTCATGTGCTATCTTAGCTTTCTCATCAGCATCAGGAATAAACTTATCTAGTAGGCTTGTTACTGGACCTATCAATGCTTGAATCATGTTAGTTCTCCTTTTGCTTTAGTGCATTTCCAATCAACAGGTACATACATTGGCATATCTTTAAGTAGTGATGCCGCCATTTCAACTGTTCTTTCATAACACTGTTGATGCTCTTTATAGGGTCCTCTAGTATCTTGTGCTGGGAAACACTCTTTAGGTGATACTCCAATAAAACAAACGAATATCCATGCCTCAAACATTTTGTCCTCCTTTAAGTTAACCCTTTAAGCCAAGTAATGTAATAATAGCCTCCAACTACAGCTATTACAAGTGATGTAATAACTATAATAATAGCCATAATTTGTTCTTTTCTTTTAGCTTCTGCTTCAAGGGCCTTTTTTATTTCAGCTCGTTCATTCGCTATCTCAGCTTGAAGCCTTTCCCATTGTCCGGGCTTACCGTAAAGCTGAAAAATAGAACGTAGCTCATTACGCATATCTTCTAGTTTTTCTTTACGAAAATGCTTTTCAATAGCTGAATCTTCTGCTAAAGAAAACTTAGATTTTTTCTTTCTTGCTGCACCAAATTGAAGCTCTGCTTCTCCTTGGGCATATCGAGATACGGCATTACTCATAGAAGAAAGGTCGCGACCCATCTCTATACCTTTTTTAATTGCGGAATGCCCTGCAGATAAGGCGGCGAAAGCTGACACTGGGTCGATCATTTTAGTATACCCTCACATTTTCTATATTAATGTATTTTGGAATACAATAGGCTGTCACTCGATCCTTTGCATTAACGTAATCGTTATGTTTATAGTTACCGTATTGTTTAGAAACTCTACTAGCGAAATATAGACATTCATTTATATCCTGAAAGTACATATCTCCGCTAGTGAGTTTTCTTGTTTCCCCTGTCCCCAGATATACTAGTAGGAGAAACACATGTGTCATAGTTTAGTTATTAGCATAACGGCTACAGTTATTACTGATGCTGTTGATAGCATAAGCATTGCCTCCAGCCGCCACATTCTTTTGTCTAGTGATTCTAATTTATTGTTTACCATTTCATAACGGACAGCACATTCTTTTTCATGTGCGTTTAGTTCCATTTGAACTTTGAGTTCCGGTTCTAAAGACATCTTCATTACCCAGCGATTTCCATCGCAGTTAGCGTAATCCTTGAACTATCATCACTGCGAGTAATCAAAACAGAATTGCCTGTGTTTGTGTTTGCTTTAATGCGGTAAGTTATTTGTGAAGTAGTTGAAGGGCTGTCCATATAAACTAGAGATGCTCCACCAGACAACTCATTTCCTTCACTAGCACGATTAGAGTGTCTTACTTTCATAATAGCAGTTGAATCTCTATACATATTTATAAACGATTGATAAACAGCACCATCATAATAACCCCATTCACCACCAGAAAAAGTCACTAAAATTTTACTAGAAGCAGATTTTGGGGTTATATTTAATGTAATAATATCTGTTTCTGTTGTTGTTGCTATTTCAATTTGATTTCCAGATGAATTTATTGCGCTAACTACCTGTAAAACAGAGCCAGCAGGAAGACCAGCAGATGTGACTGCGGTAAGAGACTGATTGTTTAGTTTTGTAAGTGCCATATCTGTCTCCTATGGTTTTGTAGGCCAAACTACATCATTAAGTGATGTGGCACTAGTTGTAATATCTCGCAATGCCTGACGATACACTGTCTGCGCTGATGTCATAGTCAAGTCTGATAATGCCCACCAGTCTGTAGCCGCAAGCAAACTGTCACGCTGTACGCGTAGCAAACGCATAGGCTCTGCCGCTACAAGTTCAGCTATTTTTGTATTAATAGCTTCATCAGATGGCTGTGCTATATCTTCACTGTGCCACTCAAGTTCATCACCGCGTAATATCCACTGTGCGGTAGGGGCTAATGCACGGATTGCAGTTTCTTTATCTGTCATTTTGTTACCCCGCTATCTCTATAAGAGTCATACGTCCACCAGCATATGTAGCTACACTGCCAGAACCATCTGCCCGACTTTGTGTCTTATATGTAACACTGCTTGTAGTAGCTGGACTGTCTAATTCGTGTGAGGTAAACCACCAATAAGTGCCACCACTCGTAGGACTTTGTCCAGAATGACTTTGACCTAGAGTATAGTTATCACCATTTCCAATTACCGTGCTGTCTCTAAGTAGCTTAATACCACCTAACCAATTATCAGATATTGTTCTTAATACTCTTGTAGGCTGGGTAACCAAAACAAGTATTTTACTACTAGCTTGGGAAGGCGTAATTGAAGCCGACAGGCTTGTGTCAGTCCAAGTGGTAGTTGCATTATTAACACCAGATGACTGAACAGCCGTAACAACTTGCAACACAGCGCCAGTGGAGTTAAGTATTGGTTTACCAGCCGATGTTTGGATGGAGTCTACTTTTAATATACTTGTCATTTGTATCTCCTATACCTTATAGACTAGATGGCCACGAAAATAAGTGTGACTACCAGACGAATTAATTTGCTCGGATGTACCAGTATTGTAAGGATGTAATCCAACTTTATCACCAGCAGACAGCTTTACATTCCAGGTACCACCTACAAAGGCTCTGTTAATGCCTTTTGCTAAATCAGTATAATTCATTCTACTACCATTTAAAGTAAGCCAAACTTGTGAAAATGTGCTTACAGCCGAATATATCCAACCGTCAAAGCTATAAATTCCATTGTGAGGTGCTACAAACAAACCAATATCTGAGCCAGAGGTTTGAAAATTATTATTAAGATTATAAGTTGTAGCGTTAAAAGCTACAGATAGCGCAAAATTAGTTGTATCAAAACCAGTTATGTTACCCGTTAAATAAGCATTAAAAGCAACAGGTGATTCTACTTTTGCATATTGCTCAATAGCTATTGAACCACTGCTATCAATAGTAGCCGCCGTAGTACCGTTAGTATGTTGGAGGGTTTCCACTCCGATTATTGAAGCCATGTCTTCCTCCTATCCTAACAAGTATCCATACCAAAAACTCAAATTAGAACTTTGGTTTGCTGTTACAGTTGAACCAGTTTCTTGATAAGTATAAAAAGATGCGGTGTCTCCTGCATCTAGTTGCATTAATCCGTGAGTTGCATACGAAATGCCACCATTTGCGGTGCTACCTAAGTGTAAACTTTGTGAACCCATATTATCTTGGTTTTGAATATCGTTTTTATAGAGTGAGGCAACGGCTCTGTTTGACCCAACCGAAGCAAAAAACTGACCAGCAAAGTAATAAACGCCATCAACAGGTGCAGTGAACTTATATGTGCCTGTGTTATACCCACTACCAACATTAAATACAGCAACGTTAGCTGGAAAGATAGTCTGGGTGCTAGTTGCTATTGTCCAAGAGCCACTGGAATAAGCACGGAATGCTGGCCTAGCTGGTGTAAGTAACGTATTAGTAACATTTAAGTTACCACTGCTATCAATTGTTAAAGCATCTGCTCCACCAGTTTTACTAGCAATGTTATCTACATATAGTTTACTCATATTACACCACCGTAAATGTGCCGTTAACAGTCAACGTCTCTGCAAGAGTAAATGGTCCTGCTACAAGAGCATTCTCACCACTAGCAATAGTAGTCGCCACTGTTAGGCTGTTAGGGTTAACACGAATATTAGCAAGACCACCACGACTGATAGTGCTACTAAGCTTTTCTGTAGTAACAGAGTTATTTGCTGGTACTGTATGATTACCTACTTCTCCTAGTGCAAGAATATAATCAATGCTATCTGAAGAGGAGAGGTTAGAGGCGAACACAATGTTACTACCACTGACACTATAAGCGTCATTAGGTGCTTGTGTTACACCGTTAAGGGATACAATCAAAGACTCTGCGTTAGCTGGCTTAAATGCTGCGCCGTTATAAGTAAGCGCATAAGTAGCTGTTGCAGATGCTGTGAGTGATCCTAGTTTTTTAAAGTCCCCTGCGAGGGGTTGTTTGCCTACATATGGCATTTATTAGTCCTCCTCTGCTGGGGCTATTGTTAGTTCGCCAGCTTCTACCTGACGCAAGATTTCTGCGTAGTGGCGGTTGGCTGGGTCAAGGGGGACGGACATCTCTGTGCCTCCAATGGTTGCGTAGATAGAACCATTATCACCATTCATATCTGATACGTATTGTGCTGATGTAATGTTCATATCTATAACTCCGCGTCAAATTTAAGAGGCTGGTCGCCGCCAGCTACAGCAGTAGCATAGTTTAAAGTCATCCCTGTAAAGTTTGCACACTCTGCGTTAAAAACAGAAGCAGAATTTATGCTTGAGTTTACACTAATATTAGAACTAGACTGCCCTTTACTTCCAGCTATCCCTAACTGCCATATTGTCAATGCTCCACTTAAAGAGGCTGATGGAGTGGTCCTCATTTCGGTAGGAAAAACTCCACAAAATACAGATGTTGTGCCGGAAATTACCTGCCCTGATGCTTTTTGAATTTCTGTGTAATACCTCTGACACGCCGACAGTTCATCGCCATAAGACCGATGCTCGAAAGGTGTTGCCTGTTCGCCTACCTCAAGCTGGACGCCTGTGATGAGAAATTCATTGGCGGTGCTGTCTGCTATATTAACAGTTTGACCTACAGCCTCATCTGCTGTGGCATAAGCTGTCCAATCTATTTGTGCGGAGCCTGATGTTCTTCCCGTACCTGCGCCTAAATACCAAGTAAAAATTATACCTGACCCACTATCGTTATTTATTACAGAGGAATTAGAAGAACCCTGCCACGTTATTGTTTTTCTTTCCCAAGTATCTGCAGAAGCAATAGTGTATGTTTTTCCCCACTGTTTAGCCGCATCAGCTAAATACGAAGAAACTACATAAGTTCCAGTTTTATTAGATTTAACGTAAAAACTTAACGTAATAGACTTTGCATCAGATGAACCGAAATTTAACTGTTGAAGATTTAAACCTTCTAATTTAGTTCTTATTGCAACTACATCACCCGAAGCAGGACTAGCATCCGCAGTTGTCACATCCATTTTTAACGAAGTAGTAAAATCAGTAGGGGCAGTAGTGCTTTGACTAATAGTGTATGCACCCATAGTAGTAATGTTTTGGTCAAACCTATCGACAGCATGATACCCTTGTCCAGTAACACCAGTTGTGCTAGTACCCCTCTGTGCCACCTGCATCGCACCGTTGATTATGAGGTTTCTTCGCCCGTGAACAGCAGTATCTGCAACAGAGGCGTTTGTTATTTTACTTAATGCCATGATTACACCTCATACCTAATAACGATTATTCCAGAACCACCATTGCCACCAGCTTGGCTGTTGTTTCCGCCGAAACCTCCTCCGCCGCCACCTGTGTTTGCAACACCAGCAGTCATAGTAGATGTGTTAGCGTAGTTACCGTTTCCGCCACCACCCGCGCCACCTAATCCAACATTAGCCAAGCTAGTACCATTCCAGCTACCACCGCCGCCGCCGCCGCCGTAATAGATATTACTGCCTGTGCGATATGCGTTAGGGATACCATCGCCGCCATTGCCAGCTTTAGAAGTAGACGAACCTTCTTCACCTTTTTCGCCAGCTCCACCACCACCAGCTCCTTGGTGATTATAATACCATCCGTTACCAGCGGCATTTCCATAACGGAAACCTTCTCTTGTACCTAGCTTTCCAGAACAACCAGCGCCACCTTGAGTGAATGCCCCGTTAGTGAGTGCGCTACCTGCGCCTCCAGAACCGCCAGAGCCACCAGCTACAATATTGTAAGCGCCCCCGCCCCCTCCACCGAAAGCAGTTTCTCCAAATCCAGTTGAATCTGCGCCATTTGTTCCTCTTTGTGCGCCTGTACCAACACCGCCAGACCCAATCACTAAAGGGTAGGCTCCCGCAGTAATAGTATCGTTAATAATAACTACGTTACCCGCACCACCCCCGCCGCCATGCCATCCCGCACCAGCGCCGCCACCAGCAACCATCATAATATCAAAGAAGCCAGCAGTTGTTACAGTAAATGTACCATTAGTTAGAAAAGTGTGTGATTTATAATTCTTACCGTTGGCTGTGTATGTAGCTTCTGTTCCACCAGAACCAGCACCGTATGCCGCTGGTAAAACTAAAGCTGAAAGGGTTGCATCTAGCTTGGCTGATGTTACAGCATTGTCTACAATTTTGGCTGTGCCTACGCTGCTATCAGGAGGAGCAGTAGTCTGAACAGCCTTGCCTTGATAGACAACATAAAAGTCATCTGTGCTTTCTACAGTCCCTGTCATTGTCAGTGTTGTGCCACTCACAGTATAAGCTACGGCTGGCTCTTGTCTGACATTGTTTACAAATACTTCTAGTTCATTAGCATTAGCTACTGGTGTAGTAAGTGTATAACTAGCACCACCGTTACCTGTAATAACTTGTTTAGCTAAAGAAGAAAAGTTTGAACTTGCTTGATTACCAATGTAACCCATGTTACCCTCCTTTAACTACTAATGTCATCAACAGCAGATACAATTACATCAAGTGAACTTGCAGTATCTGACACAATATTAAGTTTATCACCTGACTGTACTACAAACTTAGCACCACCATCAAGAAGCTGAAGTGAACTTCCAGCTGGAATAGGTGCATCCTTAATAAGGTAGTAGTTATTACCACTGTTTGAAATGTAAACAGAAACAAGTATTTGTTGTGCCACAATATTGGCAAGGTTAATTCCTACGATAGTATCATACGAATCAAAATTAGCTCCATCTGGAATGTCAGTTGCCGAAGTTCCGATGGCTCTTTCTATATAGCGTCTAAAGTTTTGTGCCATATCTTTCTCCTATAGTGCAATTGACATTGCAATTGAAAATCCTTTTGTTGCATACGATGACAAGTCTTGTTGTGCAATTGCTGCCCAAGTACCTACTGGCGCTCCTGTGCCTGATGGCGCTACCTGACAATACTTAACAGCGTCTTCTGTTGTATTGTAATACAAGTCGCCTACAGTTACTGTTCTACCAGCCGCTTCGTGTGCATCTTCTGCCGCCGCATCTGTAGCATAATTACCATAATACTTTTCATCAAAGTTAGCTACTGTACTAGCTGCTTGGTCTGCCCAATAAGCCGCTGAATACTTTGCTGTGCCACCTGAACCAGTAACAGGAGTAGACATAACAAAGTTACCACCACCTAAAGCCCATTGTTTTGATGAGCCTTCTGTGTTACCTGCTTGAATACCTATTGCATATTCTTTAGCTGAGTACTCAGTGTTATCAGCTGTAGTAGTTGTTTCAGTTGCCCAGTCTTTAGCATTACCAGCACCAGAAGATTGGCTTACGCCTGTTCCACCAGTTGCCCATGCTTTAGCTGAATAACCTTCACCTGTAACTGCTTCTCCATTAATCTCTTGCGCCCATGCTTCTGCTTCATCTTCAGAGCCTTGTGCATCTGTAGCTGAACTTGCAGCCGCTGTAGCTGAGTTACTTGCATTTGTAGCTTGTGTAGTTGCTGTTGAAGCGCTAGTTGCCGCATTGTTAGCTTGAGTAGTTGCTGTAGCGGCTGAACTAGATGCCGATGCTGCACTACTACTTGCATTAGCTTCAGAAGTGGCTGCATTGGTTTCAGAAGTAGCTGCAGCTGTGGCTGAGTTAGCAGAAGCTGTAGCACTACTAGCACTAGCAGTTGCACTATTGGCACTTGCTGTAGCTGAAGTTGTTGCACTGTTAGCAGAACCAGTTGCTGAAGTAGCACTTGATGCCGCTGAAGTTGCTGAGTTAGCCGCCGCAGTTTGTGAAGCTGCTGCGTTGGTAGCTGATGTACTTGCTTCTGCCGCTTTAGTTGTTGCCGTTGCCGCATCAGCCGCTGTTGTTGAAGCTGAAGTAGCCGCCGCTGTTGCGCTATTGGCACTTGCTGTTGCCGAATTTGCACTCGCTGTAGCACTAGTTGCCGCGTTAGTTTCTGAAGTACTAGCGTTAGTTGCACTAGTAGCCGCCGCTGTTTCTGATGCCTTAGCATTAGTTGCCGCTGTTTCAGCCGCTAAAACGTCTGCGCCTACAATATCAGGAATACCATCAATTAGTGTATCTGTAAATAAGCCACCATTAGCGGCATTATCTGTTGCACCCGTAAATTGTCCGGGTCTCGCTGGTGTTGTCATTAAATTAACCCTCGCCCGTT